TGGTGCCAATTTGTCTTTCGATTGACAATGCGTCCCAATATTTGTATTGCATTTGAACAGTTAGTTTAAGTCCTGCTCCTGACGCTGGTGCGTAACTTAGATCAGTTCCGTTAATCTCCTTTGGAAAAACATCAAACAGTTTGACACCAAATACTTTTTTGTGTGATCTGTCTAACAAATATATTTCAGCAGAACCCACATAGTCGTCATAATAACCAATGTTCCAAGACCTTCTGTTCCAAGCAAGACCCTGCCATTGTTCAAAAAACTTTCTCTCACTGAAGTTTTGACTTGCTGTAAACACCATGTTGGTGCTACCAGAGAAGGTCACTCCATCAACAACCTCTTGTTGCACCGCGTACATATTTGCGTCTGGTGAACTAGCAAGGTTCATTCCAGGCATTGCAACAGATTCACAACGCATAGAAATACTTCGCATCTCGCCCTGTGTTGCTGGATGTCGGGCAGGTGGAAATATCATAACCTCATAGTGACTTGCAAGTGCAGCACCACCTGCTCTAAGTTCAGCAAGGCCTTGTTGCATAGTTGCAAATGCATTTAATTCGTCAAAAGTTTCTGGTGCGGATGCCATTATTATGTCCTTATTGTTTTTAATGAATCATTCCACACAGCTGTGGGGGACATTTCAGAATTTTGTTGGTGGAAACTCTCAACAGGTAAGAGTGAAGCAATAACAAATTCTGATGCTTTAATTCGTCTAATCTTGCTTCGTATATTAGAATTAAGATAATGTTTTACACAGGGTTTTGTTGCTTTAACTTTACTCAACAAACTTGCAAAATTAGTAATCACAACTTTTGTATTTTCAGTGAAACTTTCTCGACCCATGTCATCGATTTCTATTCCCTTCGCATATATATTTACCAAGTCATTTATCAATTTTAATCTAAATTGTATGGGTAAATAATGAAAATTAATCCCTATAAATTCCTTTTTAGGATTATAATTAAAGCTTCGATCAAGAATTGGAATCACTAACGGAAACCTGTCATAGTACGGAAGGGTCTTTTTGTATTTTGCATCATATATAAACATATTCATTTCACCGTAAAATGGACCTTGATTTTTAACGTGCATGTCCCCCGACGTAGTTAAATCTTCTGGTGTAGGAGTAGCAAATTTTTCAATTTGATCTCTATACCACGCTGGCGATGGTGTTTGCACAGATATTCTTGTGTCATCTCTTTCACGCAACATGCCCGCATCCCAAGCCTCATCTGCTAGGTATTGCAAAGCCATCTTTCTAATTTGTGTAATGAGCATATCAGTCATGTTATTATTTATACGAAATACCCAGATGATCTTCCGTTAATATCTTAAACTCCATACCATTATCTGCACACCATTCTGTAGCGTATCGCCACTTTGCATCGTTTACACCATAGGTTATAACCTCATTCATCCATCGTCTGGTGCGTCTCTTGGGTTCCTTGGGTGGTTTGCACTGCACCTTGGGTTTAACCTCAATAATCATCTTCTTGATTCCACCATCAGCCTGTTTGACCTTAATGTAGAAATCTGGGAAATATCTGTGCATACGCCCATCCTTGGGTGATAAATAGGGTATAATGATCTCTTCACTACCCCACTCAATTATGGATGCGCTGTTGTCACAGTATACCATAAACTTACGTTCCCAGAGAGAACGATAAACTATGTTTCGTGGATCACCCTTATATTTTTCGGGTTTCCTTGGTGTGTATCGACCTTTGTATGACATTCGTTATAAATAGTTCCATCAGTGTATAAGGATATTTAGACATGGCATTAAGTTCAAAATTCAAACCAATTGGTGCTTTCGATGCTGGGCGCATCAAGCAACAAAACCCGCCTCCCCCAAGTAACAACGCGCATGGTGTAACTGGTATGGATACCGACAGGTCAATCTTGTCATATCCAATGGACGTTGGGAATAATCCTAGATTTGCAAATTATATGCTCTTTACTTCTTTCTCTATGGTTCCAGCCAAATTTAAAGCAAATTCGTCTACTCAGACAAGACTAGATGAATTAGATATGCAAATTACTTTTGCCTCCACTGAACAGGATATAAAACGTATTGAAGAGCAAAGAACATCTGTAATAAATGCCCAGCGTGCCGCTGATCGGGTCCGATCAGCTGATAAAATGGGTGCAAATAAATCACTTCTGATTGCCGGTCAAAACTTTACACAGAGTAAAAAAACCATCGCGTTGTACATGCCTGCGAGCGTTAATGCAAAATATAATATGGAGTTTCAAGATGCAGAAATTGGTGTTATGTCAGAAGCTGTCATGGGTGTAATAAAACAAATACAATCAGGTGCGGGTGTAGGTGCCGCTCTTGGATCACAAGCAAATAATTTAGGAACAGCTGCGACACAGATGGGTCTTAAAGCATTAGATTCAATTCTTCCTGGCGCAAAAGATTTGGCTGCGATAGAACGTGGTACAATCATTGCACCCAGAATGGAAGTTATGTTTCGAGCTATCCAGAAAAGAAGTTTTGAGTTCCAGTTTACCATGATACCTAAAAATAAAGCTGAAACCTATGCAATATATGACATAGTTAGAGAGTTCAAACGAGCAATGACTCCATCATTTAGGATGAGTGGCTCAGTGAGAGAGTTAAGCTTTCCCGACCAGTTTCAACTTGCCTACTTTCACATCGACAAACAGAATACCTTCCTTAATAAAATAGGAAGATGTTATTTAGAGAGTGCTGATGTTACTTATGGTGGTGATAATTTCATCACACATGAATTTTTAGACTCGCCCGGCGGACCTAGTGGCGCGCCTCCAAGTAAGATTGCTTTGTCTTTGTCATTCAAAGAAATTGAGACAATGGATAGGTCTAGAATAGAGCAGGGTTTCTAATATGTATTTTTCACAGTTTCCTCTCATAGTATATGATTCTGTTGGTAATGGTGATTTCAAGTTAGTCACACATTTACTTAAACGTGTTGCAATACATTCCAAAGCAAGCACTCAAGCATCCTTGTTTGACACCTATGATATTGCCAACGGTGAAACACCAGAGATGATTGCACACAAGTATTATGGTGATGCAACGTATCACTGGATTGTTCTGTTGGTCAATAACATCACGGACAGATTTCATCAATGGCCTATGAACACTCGACAGTTTCTTGCACACCTTGCTGAGAGGTATGACAATGTGGATGGAGTGCATCACTACGAGATCAATCAGGTATCAGGTGATACCAGTGTCAAAATCAATATCGGTACTAGCAACATAGATGAAAATGGTGATACAATTTCTAGTGCAACGCTGATCACAAACAGAGAATATGAAGAAGAAAAACAGGACACGATCAGGAGAATACGAATGTTAGAACCAGCATATCTAGAGCAGTTCATAGAAGATTTTCAAAATTTGATAAGGAATTAAATAATTGGCTGAATTATCTAAAGGGGTTGCCCGTGGTGGTGAGTTTGAACTCGTCCAAGCGGACCTTGTTCTTTCAACAGGTAGGGTTGTAGGGTTAAAGGCCTCCATTATAAATCTCACACTTTTTGAAGATATCTTTCAATACACATTGACGGGACAAATTGTAATACAGGATGCAATGAGTCTAGCATCAACTGGGCCCATTATTGGTCAAGAGTATCTTAAACTTAAACTCAAAACTCCGACAGTAGGAGAACCAGACCGCATCATTGATTACTCAGAAAATGCATTTATGGTTACCTCTTTGGACTTGAGAGAACCTACTAGCGGTGGCTCACAAGTTTCTATATTGTCATTCTGTTCTAGAGAATTTGCAATGAACCAACGGTCTGTAGTAAATCGAACCCTTACGGGTAGTTATTCAGACATTGTTGAAAGAATGTTAAGAAAAGACTTGGACAGTCATAAAACATTTTACAAAGAACCAAGTGCGGAGTCAAAAAAAATAATTGCACCAAACATTGATCCCTTCAGTGTGATCACTATTGCTGAGAGTAGAGCCCTGTCAAAAAAACACAGCGACCCAACTTATTTGTTTTATGAAAATCTCCGTGGGTTCAATTTTAGGACACTTGGTCACCTTTATTCAAGAACACCAATGTTAAATTATTCACAGTACCCAGCTGGACAAAAAACTAATCGTAAGGGTTCTATTGATATTATGAAAAATATACAGAATCTTGAGGAGTACACGATATCTAGTTCTCCCGATACAATTTATAATCACAGTGCTGGTGTTTATGCATCACACATGATTGTCCATGACATCTTTTCTAAAAGTTATGAGAATTATACATATAACTATATTGATAACTTTTTCAACGAAAGACATGTTGACAGTTTTGGGAGCAAACCTATTTTCCCGTTAGCAAATGTATTGCCGATTAACCCAGCGGGTGATGATATCGCTGATCATCCAGCAAAACAATACTTGCAACCTACTACGGGTAAGTCATTTGATAACAGTGTTCAAGATAATTCATCCCAGACACCGTTTACTCCACACAATCCACAAAAATCAATGCAAATAAGAAATGCTCACATGCAAATGTTGAACACTGCGTTACAGGTCAACATTGATGTTTTGGGTACAACTGTTATTGCTGCGGGCGATATCGTTGAATGTAACATACCATTTTCTGGAACATATACTACTACACAAAATGAAGTCTTTGATAGGCTATACAAGGGAAGATTCTTGATCAAGGCAATACGTCATGATTTTAATCCTGCTGAAAACCAACACACAATGTCAATGAATTTATGTAAAGACAATTTCTTGGAACCTCTTGAAGCACCAGAAGAAAATTATGAACCAAAATCAAAAAGGTCTAAAGGCACCGTCACGGAAACGTGGGACGACATTGGCTTTTAGGTCATAACATAAGGAGAAGTCCATTTCTAACACCTCTATATCCAAACATCAACAGCGAAAGGAACTTAAAATGGCTAAGACCAAAAACCGTATCAAGAAGATGACATTCCAGACCCAAGAGCGCACGTTAGATTATACACCACTTACAGAGGATGATAAATACATTATAGAGATGGCCGGATATAGAAAACAAGGACTGAACACAGATGAAAAACTTCAACGAACTACAGGAAGGGTTGCAAGACCCCAATATATTTAAAGCATTCTTTCTCGCCGGTGGACCGGGCAGCGGTAAGTCTTTCGTTGTCAGAAAGTCTACCGGCGGTACAGGACTCAAGATAGTCAACTCTGATGATGTCTTTGAGAAGTATCTCAAAGATGCTGGTCTAGAAATGGACATGACAACAGCGAAGGCTGAGCTTCAGCAGGAACCTAGAGACAAACTGTTTAAACAAGCAAAGGTGGTGACGCAAAAAAAGCAGGATAACTATGTTGATGGTCGCCTTGGACTCGTTATAGATGGCACAGGCTCTGACTATGATAGGATTGTAGGACAATCAAACCAGCTTAAAAGACTTGGTTACGACACTCACATGATATATGTCAATACCTCGTTGGACGTTGCACTTGCTCGTAATGCAGAGCGTGAACGTAAGGTACACGCCTCAATTGCAACAAAATCGTGGAAAGATGTTCAGTCCAACCTTGGTAAATTCAGTCAGCACTTTAGGGGCAACCTGATTATTGTTGATAATAACGATGTA